TTGCTGTGAACAGGTTGTCACACCAGTGTTTGATGGTGCAATAACGCCGTTGTTTGTTGAGTTGTTGAACTTGTTAATGCGAATTGGTGAGGTAAATGTGCTTGACATGGTATTTTCCTATTAATTATTTGTGTAGCCACTGCCGTACGCGGTAATGCTACCGTCGGGATTGCGGGCTGTATATGTAAAAGAGAATACACCTGCAGCGGTGCCAGTAATGGCAGTGATTGCTGAGGTGCTAAAGGAAAGAACTGCGTCAAGTGGTCCTGTGTTAGCAAAAAGGCCAACAACGGTAGAATTTTGGTTTAGGGCAAAGTTGGTTATTCCACCAATGAGGGTTATCCCAACTGAACCTAGCGGCGTTGTTGTGACCACACCAGTAATTGGGTCGGTTACAGACAAGCTAGCGGTGATAGTGCCGCCTGTGATGGCTGAAGGGGTTTGAGTTTGGTAGAACTGGAAGCCCTGAATAATTGAACCCGCTGGAATTACAAACGCAGATGGGGTAGTCTCTCCAAACTTGTATGTTGGGAGTGCACCAGCGGCTCGGGGTGCTGAAATGGGGGCAAAAAACTGTTGCTGTGCGCACTGTACTGCGCCAGTGTTTGATGGGGCAATAACGCCATTATTTGTTGGGTTATTGCGCTTGTTAATGCGAATGGGTGATGTAAATGTGCTAGACATTATATTTTCCTTAACCTGGTAGTTCCCCGCCGTCGCCAGGTCGTCGGCCTAGAGGATTGGCCGTCGTGCGGGGATGGATAGAATTCCTCTATAACTACTTATCCAAATAAAGTTAAAAAAGCGCCCTAAAATGCAAAAAAGCCACCTTTTTGGGGTGGCTTTTTTGTTATTGCGTGGTTTGGATTACAAACCAGGTGTGCCGTAGATGTTACGGGCATCGTGCCAGCCTGTAGCATAACGCTCAGTGGCCTTGTAACGCATAGAATCAGTTTCGAAATCACCTTCCATGGACTTCTCCATTGGGCGGCGCATTACGAGCATGAGACCGTTTTCTGCGTCAGTCTGGATCCACCAGGCTTTGCTTGAGCTCAAACGAGTAACAACGTGTGTGCCTTTTGGCAACATACCTGTTGACTTGATTGGGTTCAAATCGTTGTCAGCTGTACCAGAACGGAGAACAGACTTGAGGATAACCTCAGACTGGAACTCGAGTGCTGGTGGAACAACTAACTGCTCAGCCTTCAAACGGATACGCTTACCATTGTTGTCTACTGCAGAGCGGATTTGAATCAACAACTGTTCAACAGAAGTTTGGCTCAAAGAAGCAGCTGTAGTTAACTGGTTAGAGTAAACCTGACCGTTAGCGATTGGGTGTGCTGTGTTAATCAAAGTAACGCCGTCGCCGCCTACATAGCCTGCGGTGAAAGCAAAGTTCAAAATGTTTGCACATAATGTCTCTTTGGTTTCAATCATAGACTGAGCAAGATGCTTAGCGAATGTGGAGCCGATACGGATGTGATCGCCGTCTTCCATCAAAACTTTGGTCAAGGCGTATGCCAAGCCATAGATTTGGTAGATGAAACGGGTGATGTACAATGTACCACCCTGATCGTAGCTAACTGGAGTGCCGTCAGGCATTGCAGGAGCTGCGTTCATACCGAAGAGCATTACTTCTTCATGGTAGTTACGTGGAATACCCTGGATCTGTTCTACAAATCCTTTCCACTCGTCGGCGCGTTGTTCGTAAACGCCATCAAAGACTTCGTTGATAATCGGTTCGACTACCGCACGAAAGTCGGTACTGCGCATTGGGGTTGCCATTTGCTATTCCTTTTCTTTCGTTATTAGACTGCTACGCTAGGAGCGATAGTTAAACTGTTAGCGATTTGTACTTGCACGATTGTGTAAGCATCACCCCATTGGTTCAATGATGGATAACCACCAGGACCGCCTGAGAATGCTACTTCACGTCCAAGACCTACCACACGAACTTGACCCTGTGTGCCTGTAGCTACTGGAGTAGATAACAAAGCGGTTGTTGAGAAGCCTGCACCACCGTTACCGATTGTGTAGCCATCAGCAACTGTAGAGCCTGCTGTTGTGTCAAAGTTGTATTCGCTGCCGATTGCTGTTGCTGGTACAGAACCATTAACTTGGATTTCGTATACAAGAGCTGGGTCTTGGAAAATCCAGAATACAATGCTGTTAGCTGCAGCTAAAGATGTTAGTGAGATAGATTTACCGACAGTACGACGACCTTCAGCAGTGTTGTACTCAACACCGTCAAATACGCCATAAACGCGGGTTCCTAAACCGCCTGCTGCTTGTGCTGCAATGGTCAATTGGCCCGATGAATTCACCGCAACTGGAGTGTACTGGTAGAAAGACTGACCAGCGCTCAAAGCGTACGGCGCATTGTAAACCACACCAGGGACAAAGCTGTTTGTACCAGCGAATGGTACAGAACGGTCTAAGCCGCTTGGGTGATATGCGGGCTTCATGCCAAAGGGTTGAAATGCTGTAGACATATTGTCTTTTTCCTTTGAATTAAGAAGTTAGTTATGAAAAACGGATGTTTTTATTCGCTGCACGAGCAGAATCTTTTTCCATTTCCAAAAGTCCACCTTCCAAAACTGAACGTCCGCCCTTGTTACCTTGTGCCGTATCTCGTACCTGCGCAGTAATATTGCGTTGGTGTTCAATAGGGTCTTCAAGGTGTAGCATACGCATCACTTCTTGGTAAATGTCCTCTGGTAACTTAAAGAGAATCATTTCGTTGCACGAAACACAGCCTTCAAACTTGCCCGAACTCATCTTGCCCAGCGTTCCAAAGCCCTGTCCTAATTCTCCGGCTTTCACTGGCTCATAGCCCAATGCGATACGTTTGTCGATACTGTCGTATGTGTTAGTTGTTGACAACCAACACAAATGATACCCAGGAATAGCCCCGCCTGGAATATCGGGAAGTGCGCTATTTGCCCACTTATCTCTGAACGCATCAAGGCGTTCTTTTCTTGCTATGTCGTCTTGGCTCGCGTTACCACGATCCATAATTGTTGCTTCTACTCGATCCGCAATGCGATCATCGAGGTCACGTTTAATTCTGCTGTTTGCCATGATATATTATTCCTTAATTGTTTCGGTTGTCTTTGTCGTATGTGGCGTATGCTTTGATCATCTTGTTGCGTCGGGCTGGGTCATCCCAGGCTCCGGCATCTTTGATCGCTTGTACTCTTTCACGACTCAAGGTAATGGTTTGACCATTCTTCCCAGATGGGTTAGCGGTCCTTGTTGACGCTGTTGGACCAGCTCTCTTCATCTTATTTTCACCTTGTTTTGTGTACCGATGTGGCAAACGCGCAGATAGGCGGTTATCTAACTCATCCCAGTATTCACTGTCTGATGGGTCCCATCCGTCTGCGGCTAGTTCTTGGTCAATTACCTTGGCAATGCGGCTGTCTGTGTCGCGTGCCTGCGGATCGTACCAGGAATTCTTTTTCAACCATTTTGTGGCGTTCTTTTGGGTCTCGTTGGAGACTGGATTTGGAACATTTTGTTTTGGTTGGTTTGCAGTTTCAAGCTGTTGCTTCTTGTAGGCTTGAACCTGCATTAATCTTTGTTTTGCGTCTTGAAGCTGCTCCAAATACTCAACTTGGGCGTTAGCATCGCCAGATTGGGCGGCCTGCACCAGCTTCATCTTTGCATATTCTACGCGGGTGGCTTCATCTTCAATAGTTTTGTCAATTTGGACAAATTGGTAAGATGCTGCGGTGTTTTCTACTGCTGCCAAACGCCTTGCCAGCTCTTCATTACGGCGCTCTAGTGCGCTAATCTTGTTTTTAGCACTGGCATCACGCTGTTTTTGCAACTCTTTCTTGAGTTTGCGCTCTTGACGGCGGGCTTCACGGATTTTTTCACGCTCATTCTCTGTTTCGCCGTCGTTTTCTTCGTCAGAATCGTCATGATCGTCAACTTCGCCACCTTCGGCATGTTGCTCAACGTCATTTTCGTCTTCTTTATCGACTTTTGCTTCTTTTTCTTCACCCTCAAAAGGGTCTTCTTCGAGTTGATAGGCCGCTTGTATGCTGCCGTCTTCCATTTCCTTAATAGGAATGTCTTTTTCTTGGTTATCTGCCATAATTTTGTCCAAAATTAATCAATAAACGCTTTTTGGCGTTGTGCGTGTTCAAAAGATTTAATCTTACTGATTATTTCTCTTGCTTGAAGGGTGATAAACACCACGGGGGCGCCACCATCACCAGTATCTAGCACAAATCGGTCACCGCCGTACTTGATTGTACGAACTAAATCACCAACTTTGCACCAGGGACCCTCTAGCCAGTCACTAAGATCATTGAGGTTTTTGTAAGCAAGCGGACCAATTTGTACAACCTTGGCTACCGTCTCATTAAACTTCAAAGTTTGCCTAGTTTCATCAACTAAAATTATGCCACCTTTGCTGGTTGTTTTTTCTCGTCTTAGCTGAACTAAAACTCGATCACCAACAACTTCAATTCCAGGGTCTACGCTTGGAAAAACTTCTTCTTCTGTGCGTAAATCTGGTTCTTCATTTGCTTTTACATCAAACACTATTCAGTGCTCCTTAATCTTTACAGATCTTGATCTTCCTCATCCTCGGTAAGAATGCCGTCAATTATCATAAGGGCTTTCTCAAGCCCAGCTATTTCGCCTAGAATTCTTTGGTATTTTGCAAAGTCATCTATGCTTTGTCCTGTAGCTACCGTTTCTACAGTCAAATTTTTTGCGCTCTTAATCCTATGCAGGATTTCGCTTAAAATATCTCTCATATTACTACTTATCCAGAAATATGAGAAACGGCGCCCTAATTAATAAAAATTTCCGCCGCCAATGTCTTTTAGGTTTTTATCTTGACCGACTTTTTGTGACTTAGTAAGCTTATTCTGCTTAGCGCCAACTTTCCAGTTGTTATCGCGGTGTGATCCAGATGGGCCTGCGTCTAGTGTTTTGTCCTCTGGACCGCCGCCTGAAGACATCATGCCTGTTTGTTTGTAAGTTTGACGAAAACCTAATTCGCCAGATTGCTTCTTAATTGCCATTATACTTGTCCCTCTGTAGGTGGTTGTTTTGGTTGCATTGCTTGTTGTTCGGCCATTTGAGCCATTTGTTGTTGATGTTGCTGATCGGCTTGCATTATGCCCTGTTGGTGTTGCTGTGAAGACTGTTGTAGCTGTTGTTCGTGTTGCTGTTGAGCTTGGGCTAGTTCCATTTGTTTGGCAGCAGCCTGAGCCTGTTGGTCAAATTGTTGCTGCTGTACAGCCAAACCATGTTGGCGGATGTCTTGCTCGGACGCTTGAATAGCTTCCAAGGCAGACATGTTTTGTTCATGTTCAAGTTGTTGCTGGTCAATTGTAAACTGCGCACCGGCTGTAATCTCGGCAATACGCTCTTTAGCTGCGTTATTAATGTTGGCAATTGCAATTTGGGTTGCGTTCTTTTGACTGTCGATGTTACTTTGAACCTGGTACTTAGACTGCAGGTCTTGAACACGGGCTTGCAATTCAGCAACCTTAACCTGAAACTCTTGTTGGCTACGTTGTGTTTCCATCTGAGCATTTTGTTGGGCTTCTTGGGCCTTACGCTGTGTCTCAGCCATTTGAGTCTTAAGAAGTACCTGGGCCGTAGGATCTGCCATCATAGCAGCCTCTTGCTGGCCTTGTTGCATTTGCTGAACTTTTTGGAACAACTGCTGGATACCAGGCTGCTCTTGGGCAAATACTTGCTGAGAATCTTGTTGTACCATCTGAGCTGCTAGTGCAAGAGCTTTTTGGTCGTCTTGTTTAAGTGGCTTTTCTTCGTGCAGGTCCAGTGTGTCCTTGTCCTGTCCAGAAGCTTTTGCGACATAGCTGCGCATGGACTGCAGGTAGTGCAGTGTTAAATGCTGCTTAATGTGCTCAATTGCGTGTGGTGCAAAGGATGGGCCAATCAGCGGACTTCCACCATAGTTCGGGTCCTGCGCGTATGCTAGGTGGATCTTGATGTGAGCAATATGATCCTGGTCTGGGAACGCGGCGGCTGGTTGGCCCATGGTCATTGAGACGTTTTCCAACGCTGGATTGGACTCATTAACCCCCATAGGGTTTGGCAATATCTCATCAATGTTAGGTACTTTGAGCTGCTTTAAAACTCTCTCATACGCATTTCGCAGGTTGAACAATTGTGGTGCTTGCGTAGCCATCTGTAAAATGGCTTGGTTTTGTGCGAGACGTTGCGTTTCAGAAAAGATGTTAGGATCGGATACGGGGCGGATGTCGTTGTTGTCCGCAAAGTCACGAACTTCAATTTCCACGCCGGACTGGTTGTCCATTTCATCTAAGTACCAGTGGTTGATTCGTGAGAGAATCGCCAAAGACTTTGCTTGACTGCGGTGCAAACGGCCATGGATGGCTGAGAATACTTTTGCACCCTGTTCAATCAAGGCTTGTGTTGTGCCAACGGGAGTGTTAGCGTTTACATCGCCAATCTTTTCTTCGGCTGTTGTAACCACGCCCTTAGCGGCGTCGGTTAACCAACCAAGCAGACTGAATAAAACTTGTGACGGTGGATTGAATGGCATTGCCATTGCAATCTTACGTACATCATCAACGCCAGGTGCTCCCTCAATCTCAACTACTTGTGTAGGCTCTATTCGGTCTGACTGCCCACCAATGCGTCCACCCTTGAGTTTAAGCATCGTCTGGCTGTTGTTGATATGAGCAGCGTCAAGCAGAGCACGCAAAGAACCGGTAAGAGCAGCAGACAAGCCACCAATAAGGTGAGGCAATCCAATGGCGTAAGCTCCACGCCAAGGAATGAATTTAAACTCGACATACCAGTCAAGCTTAGTAAGTTTTTCATCGCCGTATGCCCAGTTACGATAGAGCGCTAGGACCTTGCCGCTAGACTCATCAATTGTTAAAATGTATGGGGCTCGACGACCCTTTGTTTCTTTATCGTCATCAAGGCGCAAGAAGCAGGTAATCTCATAAATACGGCGAACATTGTCAATGTTTTTAGATGGGGTGTCTTTACCCTCAATCTTGTCGTTGGCTTGTTGTGAACGAGTCTGTTCTTCTGCGTCAATGCTTGTTAATGTAACATTGTCTAAGTCACGATAGATACCTGCATCAATACGTTGCTGGTATTCGTCTTCTGTAATGTCTTGTACTTCTGTAACACGCTGCGCTGTGTAAAAGTTTGTTGAGGAATATGGAAGGAGAATGGCGTCAATTGGTACCCATTCGCATATTGGACGTTTTTGTTCGTCGTCCCAACGCCATTTAATAAACTGTGAACCACCTAATGGTAGCTGAGTAAGCATGCACTCAAACTCATCCCGGTATTCTGGAACTTGCTCGGTAAGCTGCCAATTCATAAATGTTGCTTTACGATTGGCTGTATCTTCGCGTGCTTTGTCTGGTTCACCCTTAATCTCGGACTTTACAATCCCTTCAGGTGGAATGAGCTCCCTAGCGGCAGATGCGGCAAAGTCAACGCAGGACTCTGCCATAACAGGATGCACAACCTTAGAAGCGCCATCAAAAGTAGCGCCACCAGGAGCATCTTTACCCAAGCCGGTGCGACGTAAGCCTTCCTCATACTGTTTGTCACGTTCTTTACGTGCCTCATGGTCAACCTCAACTAATTCTATGTACTCGTCGGCAAGGCTGTATAAGGTGTCTTCATCAAACACTTCAGCCAAGTTTTCATAAAACTCAGGCTGTTCCTGTGGACCTTCAGTGGGTGTGTAATTGATTACTACACTGCCATCATCTAACTCAATGACTTCTTCATCTGCTTCGCTGGGTTCTAAACCTAACTGATCAGCAAACTCGTCAATTTCTTTTTCTTGATCAATCGCCGTGTTAAGTTCATCTTCCGTTTCTAGGGAAGCCAAGTTAGCGCCAGACTGAATTGGTAATTGTGGGAGTGCCATTATTTATTAAACTTAAATTTGTTGTAGTCGTACATTTGCGCCCTACGAATTTGGTCTTGAACAGCGGCTTCTCTGGCAGCTTTTCGTTCAGCTTCTTGTCTTTTAAAGCCTTCAATTGTGCTATCGCCAAGTTCAGGTGAATAAAGAGCTAACTGGGGTGCTACAAACGCTGGCGTAAACGGAAGCATTGCCTGGGCAATGTCTAAGCCTGTTGACATAGCTGGTGCGTAGTTACCAGTTCTTGCGGCTTTAACTGCGCCTGGAACTTCGTGTAGTGATGGTGCTGCGTAGGTGGCGTGGGTTAACGCGCTGCCACCAGAAAGAAAATGTTGAACTGGACCACCTTGGGCCATGCGCGACTCTGGGCCTGTTGGTCCAAGACTGCGTTCTTCTTCTAGGTATTGAAATTGACGACCAAGCTGAGATGGTTTTGATATAATTGCAGATTCAGGTATGCCTGCAGCGCGGGCTTGTTCGCGCCATGCTTCTAATTCTGCTTTTTGTTGTTTTGTTAAAGTGCCCGCACCAAATGACGGGCGGTTACCATAAACTGCTGCGCCCATGCCTGTGTAGTCATGTTCTTTACCAGCAGCTTGCATAACATCGGCCAACTGGGCTAAGTAATCATTTGCTGGTGTGACAGATTGTTGCGGGTGACCACCTAAAGGTGTGTCAGTGTACATATCGTCTAACAAACCAGCTTCGTCGGCAGCGTTTGCTTCTGGGCTGGCGTGTAACCATGTGCCGCGGTTACCGCGGCCTGTGTTCATTTGTGTTATAAATTCATCGCGCGGGTCAAACGCCTGTGCATAGTTGCTGTTTGCAACATATTTTTCTCCAGCAAGAGGAGGACCTTGTAGTTGTCCCGCGGTATATTGACGCTGTCTTGGAGTTGGCATTGTTCCTTCAGATGTTCTAGGAAATAAGCGGCCTTCTGTGTCAGCAAACATGTCTGGGTGTGGCTCTTGTTTAGCAACACGGGCTAAGTTAGCACCTTCCATTGTGGAGGTTGGTTTTGCTAGTGCGTGGATTTCTTGTTCAAGTTGGTGTAGCTCTTGAGCTGTTGGCGCTCTACCAAGAACCCCAGTTAATTTTTTAGATAGGTTTTTGAATAGCTGTTGGCCGCCAGAGGATAGAACGGAGCCACCGGGGGCATAGTGTGGAAGACCGGCTTCCTCGTAAATCATTTCTTGTGGGCTCTTGATTGGGTTCATTTTATTATTAGAATGTGGTGGCTAAACAAACTACCTATAACTACATATCCAAAAACTAAACAGTTTCCGCCCCACTATTGAGCGTAGGGGTTTAAACGGCGTTTTCTGAGCTCATCGTCGGCGTAGTCATAGTCTCTTGCGGGCAGGGGGTCAAGCGTAATCCAGCCAGAGTCTCTGAGAACGCGTAAGGCTTGTGATAGTGAGTCAACGTAGTCATCATGTCCACCAGCTTCGGGAAAGGAGCACACCTGCCTCATAAACCGTTTAGCCCAGTCTGCATACTCGCCAGGTTTATTTGAATCTTCTGGAATGTAAACCTTACCCTTAGCAATTAGTGGCGCCACAATGTTCAAACGCTGCACCTTATCGGCGCGTCCTGGGTTGTAACCACGGACGGGCACACCAGATCCTTGAAGCTCTTGTATGAGGGAGATACCAGCAGATTTATCTTCCATCAAAATGAGGTCCGCTTTTTTACCCTTACCAAAGTCGTTATCTGCCCCGTACACCACCTCCTTAAAGTCGTCAATCACGCGGCGGCGCAGTTCAGGATACGCAAGGTGATTATCCCAAGAATCTAAAAGTATCAAGCATGTACCCTTGTCTATGTCATCAAATACTCCCCACACTGTGCAGGCTGTTGGGTCGTTCATGGTCTTTTCGGATGTTGCTGGGTCGTATGATGCAATAACGTATTCCAGTGTAGGCGTTGGTTTTTTGGCGGGCCATTTACGAAACCACCCACGCTTGATGATGCCAGAATTTTCTGGGTCAAGGATGGCGCCCTCAATCTCCTGCTTACCTAAGTCTGTGCCTTCATAGGACTCAAGGGCGATGAAAAATGATTTAGAGAGGTTTTTACGGTTGGCATAAGAGCTGACATTAACCATAAACACTTCACCACCAATCTTACCCTCAGCAAGGTCTACGATGAGCTCTTTGGGTTTTGGTGTGGTGGTGACAATCTGCTGTACGCCTGGTAGTCGTGGGTCCTTAAGACGCAGCGTAAACTGAATTTGGTCCCAGGCGTCGTCAAGGTACTCCCACGCCGCAAGCTCGTCCATCCAGGCACCATGCCACTGTGTACCACGATAACGCTCTGGTTCGGAGGCAGGGATGCCACGGATCAGCGAGCCGTTCTTAAGGTGAATCTCAAAAAGCGACTTGTTGTAGTTTTCAATAAGTTCGGGGGGTATGATGCCTAAAAGTCCAGAGTCGCCCTCAAAGCAGGTTGCTCTAATGTCGTTTGATGTCGGGGCAGTAACAAGCCAACGTGTGTTGTTGTGCAGTGCAGCTCGAAGGCCGATCCAGTTTGAGGCCATGTGAGTCTTACCTGCACCGCGACCAGCACAGAGGAATAAAGTATCGTAGGAATCATTGGGTTCTTTTTGGTGGTCTAGTGCGGTAAGCTCCCATCGAACACGCCACAGGGCCAGGGCAAGCTGTTCCTTGGGCCAGTGTTTGTTTTGTTGCGCAAAGGTCGCTAAGATTTTTTCTTGGGGTTTTGTTAGTGCCATGAACTTATGTAGCTAGCCGATATTAACATCGGCTTCTCCGTTTCAATATGGATACAAGGTCTCGGTGTTATCTCATGCACCTCAGCTATAAGTCGGTACTTGTATGTTGTATGTGGTTTTGTTTTTACCTGCCAAGGTAATAAAGGCATCTCAGTCCTAAATTTAAGGTGTGTATCTTTACCTCTTTCTAAATACATTACCCTAACACCAAGTGATTCTAATACGCCCTTAATAACTCTGGCAAACTTATGGTTTTTTGTTTCAATAAAGAATAAATCTTGTGATGCTTTATATGAGTCAGTGTAGTTAACCATAATACCCTGGAGTAATTCAATACGCTGCTCAATTGAACCAAACATATAATCATTTGGCATTACGGTGGGTATTGTTGGGTACCGGGTTAGCATTGTGGTCCCAATAGACTGCGGTATTGAAACTATGCCATTTTTCTTTTTAATAACACGCCACCGTAGTTTATGCAATGTGGCAATAAAATCGTCTTTAATTTTGGCACGGATAGTTAATCGTGCCTGGTTGGTGTTTCTATTTGAATACCACCAGCCAACAATAAACGGGGGAACAGGAAAGTCTTCGGTATAAAAGTTAACAGGTTGGCAGGTTGGTGTTGAGAAATCCAAACGATTGCGTTTGTCCCTTACGCCACCATCAAAAAACTCTTGCACTGTCTTAAACCGTATCTTGGTGTCGCTGCGTTGGGAGCGTTGCCGAATAGCATTTCTTTTTGTTCTGTTATATCTTTGGGCTTCGGGGATGTACTCTATTCGCTGGTGGCCGTCACATTCTAGGTAGGTGCCGTCGGTATACCAAAGCCGATACATCTTGGTGGGTATATAGAGTTGGGTTGATATAACCTCATTGGCCAAACCATCCCTACCAAATACTAGGGATCCCTTTTGTAGTTCACCAGCCTTATACCAGCCACGCGGGCAGGGTATAAGGGTTTGTACTGACACCGCCATTAAAAATGTTCGATGACATACTTATCTAAATATTGGCCAAGAGACTTGCGCAATCTGTTTACGATAGGGTGAGGCAGTTTTGATATATCAAGGTAGTCACATGCCAAAGATCTAAATCGTAAGTAAGCAAGCATTTCTTTGTCCAGTATGTTAGATGGTGCGTCAACGCTTTCAAATTTATCCAAGGAACAAACTAAAACACGCAGTCCACCAATGCTTCGATCAGGTCTTTCTAGCAGACCTTGGATTTGGTATACGTACAATTTGTTTCCCATATATCTACTTATCCAAAAAAAAGCCCCTCGGCAACCCAGGCAGAGTAAATAAATATTATCCAATAAAATCAATAACTTACATTTTTAAAGCTGGCTGGGTTCCTGGGTACAAAT